TTTCTATAAGTGGTCATGGGTTTACTTCCCCCACTCCAGAGTTCAAAGCTTTCAAACAATCAATTGATAAGTTATTCGATAGATTCTTACCATACAATGTATCTGGGAAGATTGCTTATGGATTTGATTTGGCTTACAATTATAAAATTGTAGCTGAACCTCTTATCAGTCCTGCAAAGATTGTAACAGGACATATAACAGAAGTACCCATTAGAGTAACCATTACTTCTGATTACGATGATGCTGATTTAAGATATCAGGTAACCGGATATGACCCATCGGAGAACAAATGGAGTTCAAAGAAATATGAAAGTGGTTCTATCTTCTATGCAAGAAAAGGTAACCAAAGATATTATTTCAGGAGCGTAGGAGATAATTCAGTAACTACCTATGTAGATATAGGTTTAGAATACTACACTAAATCTTATCATATCTATGCTGACATAGTTGAGGGAGGAACAGACCCAGATAACTTGGTAATTACTGGTACTAATCCCGTAATCAAAGTAAAGGTAACTGCTAATATGAATTATCAGGGCAATATTAAACCCGTATCTGTACAGTTACTTAATACTTATGAAACTAAGGATTCTGGTTCTATTTGGGAAATAACTTCTGCTGGTACTTATGAATGGGTTATTGCAGACTTCCCAGCAAAGAAAGTAACCTTAACAGTAACGGCAATTGCTACTAACTATACAGTACTCTGTGAACCTCGAAATATAAATCTTACCAATGGTGAGAAATCTTTAATAACCATACGTTCTTCAGACCCCAATGAAGATACTAGCCAACTGATTGCAGTATGTATTTCAGACCC